CAAGTTCGTTACTTACTTTGCTAATTAATCGTTTAAAGATATTCATTATGTGATCTCCCGTCCGTTAGCCCGGATATTGATCGCTGATGCCGTCCCTGCGATGGTGCTAATAAACCCGCTAGGGCCAAGCGCAGCGCCTGTAATCTCAGGAAAGGTATACGTCTCTGACGGTTGTAGCGTCTTGGTCTTGACGATCAAGTTTTGATTGCCCGCTGAGTCTGCCGCCGTGACCAAGTTGACGCTGATTGTGGCCGCTGACGCGCTAAAGTTGGTCGCGGTAAACTTGTCCACAAGCGCCGTCACACCGTTAGCGGTGTACTGGGTCGTCTGGCTATTCTCAGCCAGCTTTGCCGGGATCAAGACTTTTACGGTTACAGTCATGGTTGCGTCGCCTTGTATGCCAAAACTAGCGCGTCGTAGTCATCACCGATTTGAGCCTTGAGAACGTCTCTAATCCTAGAAGACTTGTTCTGCTCTGCTTTCTCGGTCCTCACCAACGACCGTAGACGGTCACGGTACTGATAATCGCTGATTGCCTGTACGTCGTCATCTGACAACGAATGCGGCAAATCCTCAACTTTCACGCCCTTGAACGCTACCCAATCCTGCGGCCAGTCGCCTGACGGAAGTGCCAATAGCATAGCAGAATAGTTGTCAATGTTCACCTGGTACGCATAGATCTCCATCTCGCGGTGGTAGGCATTCATGACTGTTGACGCTAGTTTTTCGTTATCAGTAATCATCTTGATTGATTGGAAAAGGATACGGCCAAAGCGGTGGTAGGAAGCGTTCCGGGGTTGGAATATTTTGTGCCAAAACCACCGGACCACGGATACGCGGCAGTATACGGAGACGTTGTATTTCCCGCCGTCACAATACTATCAGCGGTACTTGACCAATCCATTGATGTCGTCGCGGTTGTTGGCAAAGACGCAGGGTCAGAATACTTAGACCCAAACCCAGACGACCACGCCCAAACGGTAATGTATGGCGAGGTTGCAGACCCTGCGCCTAACAACGTGCCTGTTGAGGCAAATTTTAGCGAGTCGGTTGTACCTACCGGCAGCGATGACGGGTTGGCGTACTTAGTCCCAAAACCGCCGCTGGTTACGGGATACGTTGTGATATACGGCGACACGGTATGGCCGATAGCCACATCATTAGTGACTGGGTTAAACCCTACGCCTACGCCAGTTGGTGTGGTCGTTCCTGAAGACGGTGCGCCGGTTGGAAGCGTCGCAGGGTTGCTGTATTTGGTTCCAAAGCCGCTCGACCACGGATACATTGAGATGTACGGGCTACCGGCGTGGGATACGACAATCTGTGTTCCATCTGCGTTGATGCTGATACCAGCACCTAAACCGGCGACGTTTGACCCGTTGGAATACTTGCTACCAAACCCACCTGACCACGCCCACGCTTGTGGCGCGCTGTTGGGTGATGCGATGTTGATGGTTAAAAATGCGTCTGTTGCGGGCGTCCAGCTATGACCAGCAGTACCCGCGCCGGTTGGCGATAATAAGCTAGATGGATTGGCGTACTTGGTCCCGAAGCCAGAAGCTGACCAAGGCCAAACGTGCGTGAACGGGCTACTTGTATTGCTGAAGCTAAACAGAGAATTGTCTTTAGTAAACGAAAGCCTTGCCGCTTCGTTTGATAACGCGTTAATAGACGCGGTGGTGCTGAAGATCGTGCCAAAACCAGACGCATCAGACCACGGATATGCAGATACGCGGCGGCCAATAACTGGCGTGGAATAGGCGATGTACTCCGATGGCGTTGCCGCGCCACCAAAAGTGAACATCCCTAGAAAGCCGCTCATGTCACACCCAGACCGAAGACATACCAAGTGTCGGTGGCGACCTTGATCATGGTAGCGACACCGTTAGACGCAACTGATCGGTTTCCGGTAGATGTTGAGTTGGCGAGCTTGAGCGTCACGCCCGATCCGGCTTGAATCACCAGCGCGGTCGCGTTGCTGATTACGCTGATAACCGTACCAATTTCAAACGCTACGCTGCTGTTTGGCGGTACGGTGACGTTGCCGGTTAGGTAGAGATGCTTGGCGCTATCAGACAAGACCAGCGTACCGCTGGTGTTGCTTGATTGGGGCATCGTCCGAAAGCCAAACCCGTACAAGTTACCGGCGCTGTCTTTGACCGTTGACCCGCTTGCAAGACCGCTAATGGTTTTGTTGGTCAGCGTCTGCGTACCCGTAAGCGTAACAACGGTGTTGTCAATACTGATCGTGCCAGTTGAAACGATTGGCCCGCCGGTCAGACCTGTGCCGGTGTTGACCTGGGTGACGCCACTATCAAACGCTGGCTGACCTACGGGGCCGAGTTCCAGCGTGTTGACCATGCTGTAAAGCTCGCTTACCTGCGAGCCAATAGGATCGTAGTTAAAATCTTCAATCGCGGTCGCGTTTGCACCAGATCCGGTCAACGTAAACAGGTTTAGAAAAAACCGATACCATTCACGCGACATTAGCCCGGTGCGCTGGTCGATGAAGTCGACCCGAGGCGCAGGAATCTGCGTGATGTTATTGATGACTGGCATTAGGCGCTTGTCCCGCTCAAGTGCAGTTCAGCCCCCATAATCGCAATCTTGACCGGATCTGTGCCAGACAACTCGTACACTCGATCACGCAATTTAAGCGTCATACCAAGGCGACGCCAGAACACGCGCTGCTGATAGACGCCGATCTTGCCAAGAACCGCCCAATGCTCGTTAGACCAAGTATGACCGCCATCGTCTGACCAGCGCAGCATTACTTGCGGGTCCGAGCCAATTGTCGGCTCGCCTTCAGCAACGCTGACTAAATAGTCGCCGCTCTCGGTCGTAATAAATAAACCAGACTCGGTAAGTAGATACGTTGGGTCTGTACCGCCGCTGTTGTTGATACCAACGCCAGACTCGCAATCCAATTGTAGGCTATGGTGCGCTGTACGATTTAGATTGTTTTGCCCGCTTGGCAACGCCCGCCAGGAACGCAACCACTTCTGAGGGTTACCGTTGTCAGCGTAAACGTCTAGATCAAAAGCGTACAGATTGCCATTAGCAAAGTCGCCAACAACAATCTCGCTATTGAACGCCATCTGACAGTTGCTGCGATGCCGCAAAAACTGACCGTTAGAGAACGCTGCCCGCTCATGCCATGCTTGTGTAGATACATCATATACCCACGTTGCGTTGGCTGATGGGAACGTCAGGACATAGAAAGCATGGCCTTCTTGCTGATAGGTATACGCAACTGCGTCGCTGATGATTGGGTACTGTGCAATCGCGTATTCAATCGCGTGGGTGCTGATCCGCTGGCCGGTGTAGCCGTTGGCTCGGTAGACGATGCCCTGGCCGCGAGCGTCCGCGCCTAACCAAAATAGACCGTTGTCTAATTTGGCGACCGAGAATGTCGCAGCGCAACCAATTTCGTTATATGCGCCTTGGATGCGTTGCAATGGAAAGTCTGCGTTGCCAGCGTCGTACCAGACTTCAACTGAGTTAGTGCCATACAACCACACTTCGCGGTGGTCAACGATCATGCTAACCAAATTGTCTGGTGAACCTTCTGCGCTGGCAAAATCCAGCGGGTCAACTGACGTACCTTCTAGCAGCGCGGTTACCCAAAGTTTTTGAGTGTTAGGCTGGATAAAAACAAAGTACCCGTCTAGATAGCCAACGGTCAACGCGCCTGGGAAGTCTGGGTCTGTGATCTGTACAAATACGTTGGTCAGCGAGTTGTAGATGTAGCTTGGGCCGTTACACGCGATGAACAGTTGAGTACCGTTGTCAGCCATGCTGACCGGCCCTGTGCCTGACACAGTACCCAAAAATGTCGCGGTGTAACTGCTATTGATGCTGTAAAGACTTAGCCCACTAACAACGTAGCCAATCCCGTTGAACGTCCACAGCCCACGAATAGGGCCAGTTCCAACGGTGGCAAGTAGAGTCAGGCCGGGAGCGCGGTTTAGAAACGCGGCTTCTTTGCCGCCTTCGGGGACAATCTCAGGAAAGAGATTGACCATGCGATTGTCAGCGGCGTTGATGCTCCGAGCAACATACGCCGATCCCAGAATCGGCGTTTTCATCAGTAATTACCAGCGTAGACGTTGAACCGCTGGCGCGTCGCAACCAACGAATACGGCATCGCCATCACATCGTCAGGATTGTTGATGCGCTTGAGGTTGCGTTTGCTTGTCATAGCAATCCGCTTGACCTGTTCTGATGGTTCCACGCCAAACTCAGGCGCGATTTCCATCGCCAGATTGTAGGTAAACGCCCGCAGGTATCCCGGAGGGAAAGCAAGAATGGTTGCTAATGTTGCGGGTTGCGACAACTCCTCAACGCTGATGAAGTGGAACTCCAACAAGCGCGTGGGCTTGGGGTAGATGTAGATGTCAATGTCGGGGTAGGTCATGTTTACGAACATGACTTGCGGGTAGGTAGACGTTACGGTTTTGACCGCAATTCCGTCATATTGCTGCTGGTTAATCAGCTTGATGCCGTAAGACACGTTGGTCTGAGGGTCGCGGAAATACGTTGCGTCATCAACTAGGATCGGGCGAACAGCGGTTCCGTTTAGACGCACCAAAGACCCTGACGGACCGAGCGTAGCGTTAATTGCACCGACAGGCCAATTAACAATTTGATCTATGGTTGAAAACACCGACAACCTCTCGGTGTTCCATGAATCAATCATTTGATTCATTGCCATCAGCGAGTCTTGCATCACCGAAGCCGATGACGTTTCACCTTCTGCTAGGACACCCAACAGTCGCAGGGCGCGGTTGATCTGCTCACCAGCCGAATATGTTGCCATCGTAAACCTCAATAGACGGGGCCGAAGCCCCGCCTGTTAGACCGCGCCGTGGATAGTTGCGAAGTTAAGAATGACAGCCTCAGAAAGAGCGCCGCCAGT